CTCTTAAAAGATTAGACTTCTTTTTTCCTGTAATAACTTCGGGATTAATAACAGAACTAAGAGCCATTTGATTGTTGTTGTTTGAGATTTTCTTCTTCTATATGTTGTTGCAATAATGTAACATAAATGTCTCTCTCCCAAGGAATTAGATTTTCTATTTCCGTCAAAGAATATTTATGATACTGCATCAAAGCAAAGTTAAGCCTAAAATATGACTCCAATTCCATATGAGCCATAATCAGCCGAAAAAACTGGTTAATCCCTCCAACGTAACTTCGCTTTCTACTTTTGTATTTGGATTAGTTACTTTGATAGTATGTGCAAGTTTCGGCATTGTTTCAAAGAATGTTTCAATTTCTTTGAATTGCTGTGCCGTTAAAGTTTCAATCCAATCCTTTAATTCTTTTGCTGTGCAATCTGCTGCTGCCCAACTATCTTCTTGCGAAAACACTACATCAATACAAGATGAAATAATATCAAAAGATTTATCAATATTTGAAATTGTTTTTTCTTCACTAAAATCAAAGTTAGACTTAATAAATTGTTCTAATGAAGGATATTTCATTCTTAAAGTCAATTTATCATCAAGACGAATATCGGTTGTGTGATTTTCATTTCTTTGAACTTGTATTTCATCAATATAAATTTTTACAGGAACTTCGGTTACTCCATCATCACTACAAGTAATAATCAAATCAACACTTTCTCCAACAGATTTACCACGAATATTCAAGAAAATATATTCAATATCAAAAGTAGGTAGTTCTTCTATTTTAATTGATCTAGTTAAAATACAATCCTTTAATACTTGCTTAATTGCATTTGTAATCTGTTTTGTATCTTGACTTTCAAGTGCTAAAAGTAATATTTTTTCTTCTTTTACGAGAAATGGACGATATTTAACTGATTTTCCTGTTGATGGTAAAATCAATTCATATTGTGGTGTTGAAATCTTAGGCAGGGTCATTTTATATATCTTCAGTAATGTTATTTATTATTTCCTAGAACCATTATTTTTTTCAATTAGGTATCTTGCATAACTAAAAGAAACTGTCGTTTTTGTAATCGTACTTCCTTCATAAGATAATGGAAGTGCTGTAATATTTGTAGGAAATGAGTCGATCATTCTATAAGTTATTGTGGGTTGTGTAATTGTTGGACCACCTGGTTCATTTGGATTTTCCAAAAAGTCCCTTTCAAATTTAGTTACAGAAATAATTCTTTTATAAGTATCTGGATATTTAAATCTAAAAAAATCTTGACTATCTTTTGCATTTCCTTGTCCGGTTGCATCTGCAGAAACAATACCAGATGAATTATAAATTGGATTAATATAATTCATCCATTCTTCAAATAAACGAATTATTTTATAATCATAATCAACATAAAAAGTCATCGTAAAATCTGGATATATTCTTCTTGTTGGAAATCTTTCTATAATTCCTTGACGGCTTCCACTTTCTTCAGCCATATCAAATGTTGCACCAGGAAGTGCAGTTTCGCTACAAAAAAAATCAAATGTATTTGCGGTTCTTACATCATTAGTTAATCCACAAGTCGATAACCAACCCATCAAATCCCTATCATAATTAGTAAGATGAAGAGATACTTTAAATTGACTTGTAACTGAAAGTTTTCCAAATATATCCCTTGCACCTGGAAGTGACCCATCCGGTGATGGGGTAGTCATTCTAATGTATAATGGACCTATATCTGGTTTTCCTTTTTTTGGAGCAGTAGCCATCTAAATATGTTGATGGAATTGTTATATTATATGTATGTCTGCAAATAAAAATTACAAACAGGAGTGAATGGAAATTTAATGTGGGCAGCAATAATGTCTGGGGAGATAATATTGCATAAGACCCACATTATAAATAGTAGTACCCCAGACATCAAAAAATGAACTACCTAAAAGTTTATTGTAATCTTATTAGGAAAGCAGAGAACAGAATTGTTCCCGAAGGTTATACTGAAAAGCACCACATATTTCCCAAAAGCATTTATGGAAATAATAATAAAGTTGTAGTGCTTACTGCAAGAGAACATTTTATTTCACATATATTATTAGCAAAAATTTGTATTAAAAGATATGGGTTGTATCATAAAAATACCCAAAAAATGTTATATGCTATAATTAGTATGAAAGGCAAGAGTAGTAGATATTATAATTCGTACTTGTATGAAACTGCTAAAATAAAAAGAAATGAAAGTATAAAAGGACAAAATCATCCAAATTATGGAAAACCCAGATCACAAGAAGTTAAAGATAAAATAAGTTTAAAGAATAAAGGAAAACTTGCTTCCGATCCCAAAGGTGATAGATTTAAAGAATATAGAGAATTATATGGAAATTTTTGGACTGGAAAAAAACATACCGAAGAATACAAAAAATTAAAATCCATAGATAGATTAAATTATTATCAAACGAAAGAAGGGGAAAAACAAAGAGAGCAAATATCACAAACTTTAAAACAAAAAGGCATAAAACCTCCAGATCACGTAATGGGACTATCAAAAGGAACTAAATGGTGGAATAATGGAACAACCAATAAAAGATCTATTGAAAGTCCCGGAGAAGATTTTGTACCTGGGAGAATAAAGGGAGAGTGGAAATGGAGTAAAAATAAATGAAAAATTACAAACAAGGAAAATTTAAACCGAAAAATCCACAAAAATATGAGGGAAATCCAACAGAAATATACTTTCGTTCTAGTTATGAACTCAAAATGTTTCATTATTGTGATTTGACTGAAAATATAATTTCATATCAAAGTGAAGAATTTTGGGTTCCTTATGTATCACCAGTAGACAAAAAAGTACATAGATATTTTCCAGATATGAAACTGAAATATAAAGATAAAGACGGAAATATAAGAATAGTAGTTGTAGAAATTAAACCAGCTAAAGATTTAAAAGAACCACCCACAAATCCACCAAACCGAACAAAATCTTGGGCATATGCAGTTAAAACTTGGGTAGTAAATCAAGCAAAATGGGAAGCTTGTCGTGAATATTGTAAAGATAGAAACTGGGAATTTCGTATTTTTACCGAACGTGATTTGGGCATTCAAATATGATTGCCGATAAAATACTTAAAGAAGCAGGTAAAAAATTTCGTTCTGCATCTTGGTATACGAATGCCTTGATGAATGAACTATCAAATCAAGAAAAAGATATAAATCAAATTGATACTGATTTTATTATTCCTGGTGATTTGGTGTTTTTTATGTATTCTGCAAAATATCCACAAAAATATCTATTCTGGGATAGACAACCATTAACTTATATTATAAATGTAAATCCAAGACAAGGATTATTTTTTGGTTCCAATCTTCATTATCTAAATCCACAATATCGTGGAGGTGTTGCTGCTTCATACATAAATAAAGCAGGAAACGTGAATGCACCAAGAAAAACATTACATAATTATCTTTTTTCTGGTGTGAGTAGTAATTTTTTCAAGGTCCCTGAAAGTGAGTGGAGAGAAGTATCTTTACTTCCAACCGAAAGATTTGTTGATAAAAGAGGACAACCAGTATTCAAATCCAGAGTTTGGGATTATCCAGATAACCAATCGGCACCATAAATGGCTGAAAAAGCAGTAAGTAATGACTTTCACCCAATACCACAAACTCCACTTTCGGATAAAAAAGTACAGCTTACTTATGACCCAACTAATGGAAATACAAAGCTTTATGAGATAGTTACTGTTGGTGGCGTCCAAACAGGAAAAACCGAGATTTATACAAATGGAGTATGGAGTATTACTGGAATTGGTGTAATATCAGACTCAAAACAAAGAATAACAGTACACGATAAAGTAATTAATTCAATTACAAATGCAAAAAATATAAGTGGAACTGGTATTCTTCCTGGGTTTATAGTAAATAAAACAGGTTCACAAGATACTGGGATAGGAGGAGTAATATCACCAACTGCACCAAGTACACTTCAACAAATTGGTAATATTGGAAAAGCTATTACAGATATTGTTACGGACCCAATCGGTGCATTAACACCCTTTGATGTTTCTGGAACTGCTTTCAATGATGTAAATGAAAAAAGATTATTTGGTAATCCAAAACTTCTCATATATCCAATTGATATGATTGCATCACAACAAGATAGGTTAGAAATTTCACAATTTAGATATAAACCAACAGGAGCAGAAAGTATATTTAATAACCCAGCAAAAGTAATTCAAGAAAATATACAAAGAAATAGTGCATTGTCTGATTTTATTGGGATGAGCGTTTTACCAATTCCAAATGGCGTGTCTGATGGTAATAATGTTTCTTGGGGAGCAGACCAAATGAATTCATTAACCGCAGGTGCAACTGGATTAGCATTATCAAAGATGGGTACTTATGCAGGTACTGGTCTTCTTGCTGGTCTTGGTGGTCTCATATCTGCAGCAACATCAAAAGGCCAAAGTCCACTTGGTCCTTTAAATGCAGCTAAAGGAGGAATGGCTGCAAATTTATATCTAGACGTATTGAGTGCAGCAGCAGATAGTGCTGCTGCAAAAGGTACAGCAGCATCTGCCATTGCTTCACAAGTTCTTAAAATGGCGCAATTTGAAGTATCACCAGAAAGTATTTTAGCAAGAGGTTTTGGTATTATACCAAACTCAAACTTGGAACTTTTATTTAATAGTCCAGAACTTCGTCAATTTTCATTTTCTTATCGTATGAGCCCAAGAAGTAAAGAAGAAGCAAGAAATGTAAAAAGAATTATTCGTTTTTTCAAGCAAGGTATGGCTCCAAGAAAACAAACCGGTCAAGCAGGTCAAGCATCATTTTTTCTTGGAACACCAAATGTATTTAAACTTAGATACAAAACAGGAAAAGATAAACCCATTTCAGGATTAAATAAATTTAAAGTTTGTGCCTTGACTGGATTTTCTGTAAATTATGCACCAGAAGGAAATTGGGCTGCTTATGATGAAGGACAACCAGTCACTTTAACTATGGCGATGCAATTTTCAGAACTTGAACCAATTTATAATACTGACTATAAAACAGATATATTCAGCACAAGAACTAGTGATTTGGATTCAGTACAAGACGACGATGTAGGTTATTAAAATGGGATACTTCAAAGAACTACCAAATTTACAATATCTTTCTCGTTTGACGAATTCAAATTCAAATGAGAATTATATTACTGTTAAAAATATTTTCAAAAGAGCAGCAATTAGAAGTGATATCATAAATGTTATTACTGCTTTTGTTTATTATCAAATTACAGATAACGAAAGACCAGAACAAGTCGCAAATAAAGTTTATGAAAATCCAGAACTAGATTGGATAGTTTTACACACAAATAATATCACAAACGTAAGAGAGCAATGGCCATTAAGTAATCAAGATTTATATAATTATATGTTAGACAAATATGGATCTGATGGAAATATAGCAAATATTCATCATTATGAAACTATTCAAATTTTAGATGATTTCAAAAGACTTATAGTTCCCGCAGGATTAAAAGTTGATTCAAATTTTCAAGTTACATACGCAAAAACTGATTATAGTTTAATAACTACAAATCCCACACAACCAATCACAAATTATGAATATGAAGTAAAAATAAATGAAGAAAAAAGACAAATTAGATTAATAAGACCCGAGTATATATCAGTAATGGTAAGCGATTTGAAAAATATTATGAAATATGATCGTTCTTCTAATTACCTTAGTCAATCATCAAAATCAACATATAATCCAAGATTAACTGGAGTATAAAAACCTTACAAACAAAAAAATCCCCCAAAATTTTTCTCGGGGGATAAGGTAATTAAAAGTTAATTTTCGAAATCAACTTTCAGCTAATTTTTGAAAGTATGATAAGGTATCATCTTCATCTTCATCGACAGGACTAGATTTTGAGGATGAAGTAGTTTTTACTGTGGGTTCAAACTCTTCTTCTTCATCAATAGTTTCTGGGTCTTGACGTTTTGTTGCAGTTTTAGTTCCAAGAACAGAATCCAAACGTTTCTTTAAATCCAAATAAGGCTTAAAGTTTTTCTCATCTGTAAATTCATTTAGATCATTAAGTGATTTATAGATGGTTTCTAGTTCATCATCATTATCTAAAAGTGGGCAGGGTTCAGCAAACTCCGACTTATCATAGTTCCAATAACCTTCCACTTTACGAAGTTTCAGTTTGAAGTTTGCACCTTCCCAAAAATCAAATGCATTAATAGGTTTCTCGTCATCAAACTCTGGCTTCATCGCAGCCATAATTTTATCAAATACTTTCTTACCAAACTTATAAAGAAATACCTTACCTTCATTTTCAGGTGCAACAGGATCCTTTACGACATATATGTTTGCGTAATAAGAAAGTTTACGTTTACGATCACGAACGATATTTTGATTATCTTTACTTCCAGTATTCCATAATTCACGATTTGCTTCACAAACCGGACATTGCCCTTTATTAGTAGTTAAACAATTATCAATCAACCAACCACCAGGTCCTTGAAATGCGTGAGACCAAACCTGTGCCCAAGGTAATTCACAACCAGAAGGAGCAGGAAGAAAACGAATTATAGCAGAACCAGTACCACCTTTATCCATCGCAGGTTTCCAAAAACGATTATCATCTTTAGAACCAGTTTCATTTAGTTTTTCAACTTGTTTGATAAGTTTCTCGGTTAAAGAACCCATCTTTGATTGCTTTTTAAGATCTTGAAAACTCATATATTCTCCGTATTAATTGTATTGGGATATATTGGACCTATTTATTATAGCAGATACACCTTCAATCGTCAAGTGTTTTTTCAAGTCCATTAATAGTTCTTTCCATCATTTTAAAAAAAGAATCAAATCCTTTCTTTTTATCAAATCCAAGAAACTCAACAGAATCGAGCATATTTTCTTTCATTTCTATTGCTTCTGGGTCATCTGAAAGTGAAAGTCTAAAAATAAAAAGTTTTTGTTTTTCTAAAAAGTCTTTCATCAAAATTAAATGTCCTCTTTTTTGTTCATTATCATAAAAAGGAACGTACATCATTTCTTGATAAAGTTTTTTCTGCATATTTTCAAGTTCTTTCATATCGTTTCTAACTAAATCCGAGTCAAAAAACTTACTCATAATATAACCTCTTTAAGTATAGTTTTATACTTTGATACATCAATATTTAGAAAAGATTTGTATTTAAAAATTCTCAAACTTACATAATTCCAAATTGGATCAGTAAGTTTTTTATCAAAATCTTTAACAAAATTTAATAATATATCTAATATTGTAATTGTTTCTATGGTAATACTTTTTTGTAAATATTTTTTCAGTATTTCTGGGTGATTTCCAGTTTTACAATCAAATAAAGATTCAAAGTTTTTTTTATTCATAAAACTTTCAGTTTCAGATTTAAACAAATAAGACAAGCTTTGTGTCTTCTTTAACCATTCCTTATATACGTCTTCACCTTCACGGATAATATCTCCTATCCAAAGTCGTTCTGGGTCATTACAGTCTACAAAATTTGCTACAAAATATGCTTTGATTTCTTCGTCTTTTTTTTGCCTCGAAATTCTTTCGAAAAAATATCGATCTTTTCTTTTATAAAAACTTTCTTTTGATGCACGACTTCTTCCACAATACTTATGATAATCGTAGGTTTTTTTTGTAAAGTGATTTTTAAATGCTAAGTAAGTTTTATATACTTCAAAATCAGTCACAGAGGCAGTTTTGCTTTTGTAGTTTTCTTTAAAAAATTAAGTTCAATAGCATCGCACTTAATTTTTTCTTTAAGTGGTTTTGAAACAAGTTTTGATATTGTATCAAGTTCAATATTTTGAACTTCGCAATATGTTACAATTGCATCAATATAATTGACCTGTGTGTTTTTTACAATATCTTCAATTTCTTGTGCGAACTTTTGCGGACACAAAAATTTAGCATTTAATTCTTCTTTAATTTCTTCATTCATAGGTTTGAAGTTTATCTCTAACAAATTCTCTAATATATTTGATGAGTAATTTGATATACTTTTCTTTGTCGTATTCTTCATAAACAACACATTCTCCATTTTCACAAGCCATAATAATGACTAACTTCTTTACCATTATACCAGTAAGTTCATATAACATGCAACTATATGCTACACACTGCACGAAATAATGCTCAATCCATTCTTTTGGTTTTGGTTTTGCAGAAGTTTTAAAGTCAATAACAGCCAATTCGCCATTATATTCTGCTATACAATCAACTGTTCCGGCAATTCCAAGAACTTTACTGTATAATGATTTTTCAAGAGCATGAATATTATTTATATTATTTAATTCTGGTTTAGCAATCTTAAATAAAAATTGCGATAAAGGTTGAACTTCTGGAAGTTCTGAAATATTATGCAGATAATTTTCTACCAATGTATGCATATCAGTTCCACGACTGGTTGCTGCTTTGGTAATCTTATCTGCTGCTGCTTCGCCAATTTTTTTTCTCCAATTAATAAAAATCTGACGATTAATATAACTAGTAACAGAGGTAATAGAAACAAGACGATGCAAAACATCATCTTCTGGTACTTTATAATATCTTACACTATCAATCGTTTCCCTTTCTAATTCGGGAAGTTTTATATCAAGATGATTAAAATTCACATTCCTACTTCCAATTTTGCGAGTATGTACTCTTTAACAATTCCTGAGCGAACAATATCATCAACTCCAAACTCAACAATATCAAAGGAAGACATTTTTTTCAAAATATTCATAAAATCAATAATACCATTTCGTTCATTTGTTTTTAATAAATCACTTTGTGATGCATCACCACAGAACATAATCTTTGTATTTTCTCCAACTCTTGTAATAATAGAGTCCATTTCGTGAAATGAGAGATTTGAAAATTCATCTACAATGATAATACAATTATCAAGAGTTGTTCCACGAATAAAAGAAGTGCTCCAAAAACTAATTGTTTCTTGTGCTTTTAAATTACCATAAAGCATTTCAAAATCAACATCAGAAGGCATCTGAAACATATATTTTACCATATTTTTGTATGGTATTTGATATAGTGATGATTTATCTTCGTGACTTCCAGGAAGAAATCCAATTTCACGAGTAGGTACAAGAGACCTTACAAGATATATTTTTTCAAAAGGTGTAACCTCTGAAAGTACATCACGTAAAGCATTGTACAATACACAAAATGTTTTTCCAGTTCCAGCAGTACCATAAGCAACCAAATGTTTACCTTCTGCATAAGATGTAAATAATCTTTTTTGATTTTCAGTTAATGGTTCAATATCTAAAAGTAATTCCGAACCAATTGGTTTTCTTCTTTTTGCTTGTTTTGCGGTCATACCAACCCCGATAGGTTGATTGTCGTTGCCTCTTCTTTTTCTAGCCATAAATTTTTATAGAGTTTTAATATTTGAGCCTGGCATTTTTTTTGCACGATGCAATACATCGTTCCATCCTGGATGTGACTTCTTTAATTTACTTTGCCAATCTCCTACTTCTCCAACACCGGCAACACCAGCAGACCAATCCTTATCCCAATCTTTATTCTCATCTCTCCACTGACCATACTCAAGCATAGTCATAGAAAGTTCTTTTGTTTCACCAGTTTCTTTGTGTTTAACGGGATATGTTGGCATTTTATAAAATAATATACGAAAGTATTTAGAATAACAGTGAAGGTGGTTCTTTACAAGCCCAATCAAGTGCTGATGCAATAGTTGGAAATTCATCCACAAAAATACACTTACATTTCTCTGCAATTTCCTTGTGCTCTGCCTGGGTTCCGTGAGCACTACGAAGGTCGATGTAATGTATCCAAGACCTTATACTCCCACTCATATAAAGACGTGTCTGGGTTGCCTGTGGAAGCACGAAGCGAGCGCATTCCTTTGCGACACCAGCATCCAGCATCCCTTGATAGAGTAAAATTGCTTCCTTGAAATGGTCTTCAATTCGGGTCTGAAAATAAATACTCAAATCTTCCGGTAAATCATCGGTTGAGTTCTGACGATTTTTAGTATCCTGCCTTCGCAATTCTGGAACTGGAAGTTCTAATTGTAGTTCTGTGCTGTCGGCATATCTCTGAGAGAATTGTTGAAAGGTAAAACTACGATGACGGAGAATTTGTGTCGCAATCGCAAGTGAAGTATTGATTTCCAAAGTTAGAAATGCGTGTTCAAAAATACTCCAGTGTTGATTTTTGATACAATACTTTATCAGACCCTCAAAACCCTGATTACTTTGATTTTTTGGATTACTTACACGAGCACAATAAGCAATATGTTGTTCTGCTTCTGGTGTGACTCTAATCAGTTTAACTGTCGGGATTTTCATAATTACCAAAACCTTTTTTCTTTTTGTTATATTTTTTACGGGCAAGTAAAAGTATCGCATTATCAAGTGCTTTTTTCATATAGATAATCTCCTCTGCACTATAAAGACTTGGATTATCCAATGCTTTTTTTACCAGACGAATAGTTTCTTTATATCTCATTAGTCTTCCTCATCTTCAAAAACTTCATCATAGTCCTCTACATCACCAATGCGTGATGAAGCATTACTGTAATCATAAGCTCCCGGATCAGAATACACTTCTGCTTTGAGTGTTTCTGTTAAAAGTTCAAGGTTTTTAATGATGAGTTTGAGTTTGTCTCTATTCATAGGCTTTGATTATTTCTTTTTAATTATAGCACAAAAAAAGAGGGGCATCAACCCCTCTCATCTTTTATTAAACTAAAATGTCTTTACATATTCGTTTACACGACTGCGTATCGTCATCACACTCAATTAAACAACTAAAATAATCATCTATCAAATCATTTTGCTCACTGGGTTCGGTTAAGTGTTTCCATCCATTTAACTGATTATAAGAAATTAGATTGTTCATAAAATCCTCCTAAAAATCTATATCACATTTTTATTTATATGATTTGTTAGGATATCAACACAAAAGTTTAATATTTGATAATTTCAAAGACACCATTTTTTTCTACAAGTGCAGAGCAAGTATCTGTCCAATCTCCGGCACACATATAAGTCGTTCCCTGATACTCACGAATATTTGCGTGATGAATATGTCCGGCAATCACACCATCATATTCTCCAATTTTTCTTACGTGATGTATCAAATCCATTTCATACTTATCAATAAACTTTTTACCTCTTGGAATTGATTTGAGAAAATTAATCAAAGAAAAACCAAAAGTCTTGTTTAGAAAAATATTCAGAGGTGTGATTGTTTCATATCCCCAGTTCATAAAATATTGCTTCCAGGAACCAGATGAGAACTCGGAATAAAAATCACCATGAATACATAAAAACTTTCTATTTTTTGTGCTGTGATGAATATAAGAATCACAGATGATAAGATTTTGATGTAAATAAGAAGAACTGGTATTTACATATTTTCTTGCGACTGCATCGTGATTACCAAGAATATAAACAACTTCTGTTCCTTTTCTAGACAATTCTAGAATTTTTTCAACTGCTTTTGTATGTTGAGTTTTCCATAGAGTATTATATTTTTCCATACAATATATGTCTATAATATCTCCGACCATTACAAGTTTTTTTGTATCAAGTTGATTTAGAAACTTGATAAACTTATCAGTATTACATCGGTCGGTTCCTAAATGAACATCTGAGATGAAGACGGTATCGTGAGTCATCGTTCTATGTAAGAAAGTGTATGGTTTGTTGAGTGAAGTTGTGAGATAATCATATCACAACCCAATTTTGGATCGGAATCTCCACAAGTATAAACATCTACTGCTGCTTTTCCTTCTTCTGGCCAGGTATGAATGCTAATATGACTTTCTGAAAGTAGGCATATTACAGTTGCTCCTTGCGGATCAAATTTTTTAAAAACTGTTTGAAGAACTGTTGCACCACTTATAACTGCTGCTTCTTCGAGTAACCTTACAAGATAATGCTCGTCATTCAAAAGAACAAACGAGCATCCATACAGATTAAGTAAGTAGTGCTTTCCCATTAGTCTACCGGATCTTCTTGTGCTTCTTTAATCAATGAACTCACATATGCCTCGGTTCCGTCCATTGTTTTCACAGCAAAAAGAGGAGACTTCATATATTTCTTAACTTTTTTATATTTTTTCAAGAGTTTTGATACTTCATCATCATCAAGAATTACTTTTGCTTTATTGTTTTCAAATCCCGCAGTCATCTTTTTTTCTTCTTCTCTGGTGTTCTATGTCCCCACGACCTGGGACTTATTGTTCCATATCCATATTTAATCTTTTGAAGTGCTCCTGGACCGTATTTATCATAATACATATCAAAAATATTTACCTGTTTACTCGCACGGCAGAGATCAAGATATTCTTTACCTTCGGACACATACCAAACCAAATATGCATCAAGAGGAAAAGTTTTATCTTTTGTATCTTCTAATTTTGTTTTTTCGAGTAATATATCACACCCATACTGAGAAGGTAGAATTTCGGATTGTTTTGAACCTGATTCCATTTTTTCCTTCTTAATAGTGTTTTTGTTCACAATACCTTGACTCATCAAGAACGTCCTCCCCATACAATATCAGGATATGCCTCTTTTACATTTTCGAGACTAATCTTATATTTTGTCTGAAGTTTTTTATCCTTTACAAGACATAGAACTTCAGATTCTTTGGAGTGTAAACCTTGAAGCATATTGATAAACATCATCTCTCTACGAGTTGTAGAAAGATTATGATTACCACCCTTTACAAAATGATAAAGATTTTGATATTCCCTTCTTAATGATGTTCTTCCTCTTCCCTCAAGATCCTGCATTGTGGCAGCCTCACCACCATTTGCCTCACGAATCAAGTTATCAGAAAGATTACCGGAATAAACATTCTGATCCTTTAGATCACCATAAGGAACATCTCCTTCGGGAAGAAGGGATATTACGGTTTCATCAAAGTTCCAAATCAAAATAGTCTTTAATGAATCGTGTTCATAGGTCTTTAGAACCTCAACTTTCTTTGCGTTTGACCTTTGTTTAGATGCTAAATCTAAAATCTCAAAGATAAATGGGTTGGGAGGAAGAGTTTCAATTGGTTTTTCACTCGTCGTCTTCTTCTTCGTCGTCATCGTACTCGTCATAATTGTTTTCAAATCTTACAGATACTACTTCATCGGGAATTATTTGTCCATTTTCATCAAAAAACTCTGGGTGCAAATATGGAGTTCTTGTTTCGAGAGCATGTCTATATGCCAACCATCCTATAACTCCACCAACCATAAAAAATAACAAAGTGAGCATTGAAAAAAATGCGGTTACATATGCTGGTTCCATTTTCCTTCTCCAGAGAGTTTATTGTTTTCTTATATTAAAGTGAAATTCAATAAAGAAATCAAACTCTCTCTGAAAGAGTGTAATCATTTTTCCAAACTTCACTTGAAAAGTTTTTGGTGCTAATGATTCTCTCCTCCTATTTCGAAGTAAAAGTTCAACACCCCGATTGATTTGGAGTTCATTTTTATTTATATCTACATCATCATGGTCCATCAAATCATTTTTTGTTCTCTTAAATATTGAATCGTATCAGAACATCCTCCAATATGTTGTTCATCACAAATCACTTGAGGAAAAGTTGAACCCTCTCCAAACTCTGCATAAAATTGAGTTCTATCAAAATCTCTTCCAAGATTATAAACAACATATTTAAGTTCAGAAAGTTGAAATACTTGTTGAATTTTAGTGCAATATGGACAACCATCTTTTGAATAAATTGTGAAAGTCATAAGATAAGTAAAATTGGTATGATAATTGATAGATGTGCAATGATGAAACCTCCAAAAAATGCTTGAAGATCAATACTTTCAGATTTCATTAAACTGCATTATTTCTTCGGGACCCATACGTATATAAATTTGGGTTAGTTTTTGGTTTCATCCAATTAATTATAGCATCATATCGTTCTTCTGTAAAGAAATCCTGATTATAATACCACTCTTCCCAGTTGGTATGAGATTTTGAGTTATTACAAAACCTACAACAGCACACTACATTTGTAAGAAAATCACTCCCACCTTTACATTGTGGAATGATGTGATCGATTGTAAGATTTTCTGTGTTTCCACAATATGCACACTCATAATTCCATTTTTCTTTGATTGATTGTCTCCACATTCGTTTTGCGTCTGCCGATGAAGTTGTTTGTAAATGAAACAAATAATCTTCGGAAGAATCGTAGAGGTGCATACAAAGAAGCATCTACGAGTATTTATTTGT